GTTACATATTTCAAAAAATAGCAAGAAACCAGGCTGTTTCTAATTGGACATCAGCCGCTACTTCTAAAGAATCAAGAGATTGGCACCGTAAGGCTGCGTCTGAAATTAAAAAAGTTTCGGCGGCAAAGATCATGTCTGACAAAGATAGATTAACCAATAGAATGAATATGAATTCTATTGGTAGAATGTTTTTGTTTTTTTATGATCCTAAAACAAAAGACGAACTTCCCTTTTATGACACATTTCCTTTGATATTTCCTATAGAAATGTATAAAGACGGTTTTTTAGGTATAAATTTACATTATCTTCCTCATATTTTAAGAGCGAGACTTATGAATGCATTGTATGATACTTTAAATAACAAAAATATGAATGATACAACAAAATTAAAAGTTAGTTATAGAATTTTAAAAGGTTCTTCGAGATTTAAATTGTTTACACCTTGCATAAAAAGATATCTTTTTTCCCATGTAAGATCAAGATATTTTTATGTCAAACCTGAAGAATGGGATATGGCGTTGATGCTACCTTTAGAGAGATTTAACAAAGCAACAAGGCAAAAAGTTTTTGCAGATTCGGTAAAGAAAATTTAATGGCATCAGGTTTTAACATATCAACTTTTGCCTCATCCGTTCATAAAAATGGTATTATGAGGCCATCTAAATTTTTGGTAAGAATACCATATCCACGCGGAATGGTTGAACATGTTTCTCTTAAAGAAACAGCAAGGTATTTAGAATTATGGTGCGATAGTAGCAACATTCCTAGCATTGCTCTGGCTACTAACGATATTCACAGATATGGTTATGGAAATTTAGAAAAAAAGCCGTATCTTGCATTGAATAATGACATTAATATGACATTTATATCCGATGGAAACGCCACTATTTGGACATTCTTTCAACAATGGATAAGAATGATTATCAATTATGATATGAGAAATGGCATCCAAGGCGAATCAAGAAATAACGGAGTTCTTGCTGACCAAAAACCTTTTGAACTTGCGTACAAAAATGAATACGTTTCTGATATAGAATTGATTGTGTTTAATGATCAGACAAACAAACCTTCATTGGAAATTGTGTTGAGAGAAGCATATCCTATTTTCGTAGGAGATATGCCACTAAATTGGGCAGATACCAGTTCAATTATGAGAGTTCCTGTTTCATTCACTGTTTACGATTGGTATCATAAAACACAAGAATTTAATAATAAAATAGGTTCTGATAATAAAACCTTTGAAGAGAGATTAAAAGAGCTATCAAATGGTTTGATTGATATTAAACCACAACCCCAACCTAGTAACCCGGTAGAAAACACACCTGGTGTAGAAATATATAATCAATGATTTATTGGAGCATTTAAATATGGCGTTACCTAAAATAGAACATCCCACATTCACTTTTGAAATTCCTTCAACCAAAAAGAAAGTGAAAATTAGACCTATGCTGGTCAAAGAGGAAAAAATTCTTCTTATGGCGAAGGAAGGTGAAGATGTAAATGAAATATTAAACGCAGTAAAACAAGTAGTTAATAATTGTATACTCGAAGAAAATTTCAATGTAGAAAAATTAGCAATATTTGATATTGAATATTTGTTTATAAAACTAAGATCTGTATCGGTTAATAATAAAACTAAAATAATCATAAAAGATGCAGAGGAAATTATTGAAGAAGAAATTGATCTTGATAAAGTTATTGTAAAATTTGATGACACAGCTAAAAATCAAATTGAAATAGAAAAAGATTTAATTTTGGTTTTAAAATATCCAGAATCTTCTTTGTTTTCTAATAAAGAATTATTAGAAAAAGAAACGTGGAATTATGAAGATTTGACTCTTAATTGTATTGAGAAAATTTATCATAAAGACGAGGTATATACTGTTGAAAATGAAAGCAAAGAAGATTTACATGAATTTTTAGATAATATACCATTAACCCCCTTTAATCAAATAAAGGAATTTTTTGATAGATTACCTACAGTGTATTATAAAGTCGAATATAAAAATAAAGAGGGTATAGAACGTTCTGTTGAACTTACAGCGTTAAACGATTTTTTTACGCTTTAACGTCTCATAACAGTTTAAGTAACTACTACGAGACCAATTTCTCTTTAATGCAACATCATAATTACTCATTGTCCGACATAGAAAATATGATTCCATTCGAAAGAGACATATATATAGAAATGTTAAATGCTCACCTTTCTAAATTAGAAGAAGAAAAGAAAAATGGCTGATAAAGAAAAAAAAGAAGGTTTTTTTAAAAGAAATGCGAAATTTTCTGATGATGCTTATACATCATCAGAAATGGGCTTCGGAAAAAGAGCTCTCGGAATGTTTATGAGTGAACTTGAATCAAAAACTTTAGGAAGAATTACCGGAGGTAATCTTATATCCACACATTTAAGATCAAAGAACTCAACACCCACAAAAGAAACATCACAAGAAAAAGATATTAAAGCCATTGAAATTCGAGGAGGAGATATCACAAAAAATATCTCAAATATGAATAGACAAGTCGTTAGTGGTTTAAATATCATCAACAAATCTTTCAATAGGAACAGCAATGCCATCAGTTCAAAAATAAGAGAAACTAATTTAGTTTTATCTTCAATGAAAGGTTTGCAAGAAGACACAAACATATCGTTAAGAGAGATTTATGACCTTCTAAACAAACAGAGCTATTCTACAACACAACCTTCTATTATGGGTGGAATGTCCCCCATATCTAATAAACAAAACAAAAATGGCATTCTAGAAAACATTGTGGGTAATCTATTAGGTAATATAGGAGCAGGAGTTGCAGGGGGAGCTGCAGGGGTTGGTTTATTAACTGCAGGAAAAGGCTTGGCATCAAAGGTGTGGGGTGGTGCTAAAAATTTAGCAAAAAGGGCAGGTCCTATAGGGGCAGTGTTAGGTGCCTATGGTTTGGACAAACAAACAGGAATTATATCTAATGCAACCGAAAAAATGACTGGAGGTGTGTTAAACATGAATGACACACCTTTTGAAACATGGAAAAAACTGAATAAAAAATTTGAATCAAAAGATAAATTAAATTCTTATGACAAAGGTTTATATAATAATAAAACTGATTCTTATGGCAAAGGAATTTATTCTAATGATTCAAATTTATATGATAAAGGTATATATGGTAAAAATTTCCAATCAAAAGATAAATTAACATTTGAAAATTGGGTTCGGGAACAAAAACCATCAAATAATGTTTCAGATCAAAAAATCAAAGCTAAAGAACTCATCTTTGACGCTGATAAAATTATATTCAAAGGAATGATGCCGGGAGATAAAATATTAGGAGGAAACAATATAAACGCCGGCCAGAATGATTATTCGGGTGTCAATCCTATGGGTGATACTTCTGGTTATACAACTCCTGAAGTTTATCCAGAAGAATCTGCAACTTCGAGACAATCTAATGATGCAAGAACTATGGGTGAAGCTGCAATTCAAGCTCAAGAAAATGCATCAAAAATAAGACCTTCAATGCCTAATAATGAAGGTATATTGCCTCAATCATTCCTTAAACATATAGATAAAAATGAAGGTGGAGGAAATTATGACACTTTGTTCGGTCACGCGCAAAACAAAGGTAAATTCAAAGGAACGAAAGTTTCTGAAATGACAATTGGGGAGGCACTTAACTTCTCCAACCCAAAAGGTGAGTATGGTCAATCAGTAAAGAGCCAAATAGGAAGGGTAGCTACTCCTATGGGTCGTTTTCAAATTGTGGGAAAAACATTAAAGAGTTCAGTAAATGAATTAGGGTTAAACACAAATGACAAATTTGATAAAACAAACCAAGAAAAAATTGCATTGCATTTAGCTAAAAATAGAATAAACTCAGCAGGATCTATGCAAGAAAAAATCGCAGGGCTGAGAAAAGAGTGGGAAGGTTTCAAAAATGTATCAGATCAAGATCTTGCAACAATAGTTAAAGATCTTGAATCACAAAAAACAGAACCAAAAGCATTAAAAGGACCTGATAACAACCGAGTTTCAGGTGCTGCTAAAGTTAAAGAAAGATATGGGAAAAGAAGACCTAACAAACCAGATCAAAGTATGATTTCCCTCGCGGGGGCAGCTGGAGGGGCGGCGGGTATGAAAGAAATTACATTGACTTCAGGGCAAGGTAATTGGATATCACCTAGAGGAAGAGCTAAGGGGCAAAAATCAACAATGCATTCAACAGGATTTGCAGTCGATGCTGACGGGTTTACCTCTAAAGAACAAAGATTGAAGTATATAGAAGAGTCAGCCGCCGGAGGTGCTAATGGCATAGGCGTGTATAACGATGGTTCTATACATTCTGATAAGAGAAAAAAACCTTCTGTTTGGTCTTGGGGCGGTGATATTACACAAAAAGAAGCAGCAGCTGCTGCGGCTAGAGGAAGAGCAAGAAGAGGTCAAATACAAAAAAATACAAATAATTCTGCAAAGATAAATGAAAAACCTTTCATCGCCCCCCCCAACCATCCGTTAATGAAAAGACCTAATATAACAAAAGGAGCAGAGCTGAATCAACGTTCATTGAAAAGCACAGTGAATCGATCTCCTTCTCCTGTTGTGCAAAATATTGTAAACAACAATAAAAAAACAGAGAGCACAGGATCATCCCAAATAGATTCGAGAAATCCTATGCCCGCTTTGGATGAATTATTTCTCAAAATGCTTGAGAAAAAGGGAATTTAATCTTCTAGATCCTTTAGAAAGTTTGCAAGTTCATCATCGTCATTAGACGCAGGTGTTTCTTTCTTACTTTCTTTTGCTTCAGTTGTTTTATCATCCCATGGCGGAGTGTCCTTCACATCTTCAGCTTTCTTAGTTGCCTTAGTCGCCGTTGTTGATAAAACTCGCTCAAGCTTTGTTTTCAATTCATCATATGTTTTAAAGTTTTTAGCATCATGAAATTCCTTCAACTTATATTGTTGAACCCAAATTTTTTCAATAGCTTCGTCTTCTTGAGCTAAAGGTGCTGGATCAGAAAATTCTGACTTGTCATAGTTTCTGTAACCATCAACTTGGCGAATCTTCAACTTAAAATCAGCACCTTTCCAAAAATCAAAAGGATTAACCGCTTCTTCATCTTCAAATTCAGGATGCATCGATGCTTTGATCTTGTCAAATATCTTTTTACCGTATTGATATAAGAAAACTTTACCTTCATTTTCAGGTGCTGAAGAGTCTTTAATTACTAGAATATTTGAGATGTATGAGAGTCGGCGCTTTTGCTTTCTCGCTTGATCTCTTGCGGGAGATTTTTCATCTGTTGTGGAATTCCACAACACCGAATTGTATTCAGAAACAGGATCTGGATTACCGGCACCTAATGTTGTTCTTGAATTTTCAATATACCATAACCCTGTTGGCCCTTGAAATCCATGAGTGAACATTTGAATCCAAGGAACATCTTCACCGTCAACAGCGGCCAAGAATCTAATAACTGCCATTCCGTTACCTGCTTTATCAACAGTAGGTTTCCAGAAACGTTTGTCTTCGTCAGAATTTCCTTGGGGATTATTTATTTTTTCCAATTCCTTTGAAATATTATCCAAAAGGGCTTGGCTATTTTTCTTTAAAGCTGAAAAGCTAGTATTCATTTATGTACTCCGTATATGTTTTTGTATGTTTTATATTGTTTATAACATAATATAGAGTTTGATTTTTGTTCAAACTATTCACAGGTATTTATCATAATCTGATACTTAATTATCTCAAGAGCTTTTGATTTATCATAGTTCATAAAGGGTAAATATTTTCTGATTTTTAATTCAAAATCCCCCCACACAAAATGACCACCAAATTTAACTGAATATCTATCCATTAGATTCAGTTCGCTCAATAGAATTATTGTAGATTCTAAAGACAAATGTTTACCTAAACATAAATTTATAATGTTAGGTAAGTTATTATTTTCTATTTTTAATTCTTTTTTCAGATTAAGATTAATTATATCATCTTTGAAATGATATAACAAGGCATTATTTCTTTTTGCCCAATTTTTATATATTTTTTCACTCTCTTCATCATACACAAGAGATCCTATCCAAATCTTTTCTTTAATCAACATATTAGATATTAGAAACCCTTTAGGGTCTATATGTTTAGAAAGTTTTAGAAAAAAAATCTTATCTTTTCTTGTGTTAAAGGATTTCAAGGAAAGACCTTTTGTCTTTCCTTGATATTTAAAGAAATCATATTTTGCAGAGGAAAAATGAAATTTCAACGCCATGAATAATTGATATGATTCAAATGCTGTCATTATATTGGTAATCTAGAAATTTTCTTTAGAAAATTTAAATCTTCTGCTTCTTCTTCAATCTTTGCTTTAAGTGCAATTGATTTTTTAATAAGAATTCCTATGTTTTCTATTTCATAATTCTTTTTTTCACACCAAAGAATTACAGCTTCAATATAGGTTAGGTTATTATTAACTACATATTCTTCGATTTCTTTAAAGAAATCGGGAGGTGTTTGTAAAGCCATTATAATGTTTTAATAAAAAATGATTGTTTCGGAGTTACAGAGAAGTTATAATCCATAACTTCTTTTGTGTCTCTATATGACTTAATGTTGATTTCTTTAACATTATCAGGAACTACATATTTGAAGGAGTTTCCCGCTGCTGCAGGAAGAGAAGCGGCTGATGCCAATCCTCCGATTAAAAATGCAGGCATTTTTTTAAATAAATTTCTTCTATTCATCAATCCCATAGTCCTTCATAATATTTTCCAAACAATATAAATCCGTTAGTTTTTCTTTTTTGATATGCATCAAAACCAACTCTATCAAAAACATAAGTTGATTCAGGCTTTTTTTTCATTTCAAAATATTTACCATCATCTATAGGTTCAAAATCATACAACAATTCACCTGTATGAAATTTATCTTCATACGAATCATTACATTTTACCTCAAAGGCCCATATCATTTCATTCAAAACATAATCCCAACGAGCATGAAGTTTTTCTTCTTTTTTTTCTGCATTATCAATGTCGTTATCTCGCAGTTCTTCAGGTACATCACTTTCTTCTACATAAGGAGAACCTTGTTTCTGCGTTTTTAACTTCTTTAACACAGGAAGAATGATCATAGCCAAGGTATGATCAGCACCCCATACGTCATAATTATCTATTTGGATTTCAACTTCTTGTTTTCTATATTGACACCAATTAAAAAAATCTACTACTTTGATTTTTTTAAAAAAATCAAACACAGCTTCACCTGTAGTTGTAAGATGATATTGTTTTATTTTATTATATTTTTCGACTTCACCCAAAAAAGGCAATCTTGCTAAAATATCATATACTATATTTCTATATAAAGGCGGTGGTCCTATAAAAACTTTCATATCAATTCTCCAAATGAAAATAACGGTTTATTCTGTTTCCAAGAAAACCGCCAAAACTCATGTTGGATTAAGCAGCTAGTGCCAATCCACGAGGAGCAAAATTATCGTTTGCTGTTATGTTTTTGCGCTTTACATAGTCGCCTATGATAATCTCCAGTTGCCTATTGTACACAGGTCGATTCTATTTCATCCCCATCAGCAACACAACAGAACCTTATCCGTTCTCTTCAGACTCAGGCGTTAACATCACGGACCTGATTGTTGTGTTGTTGGTGGAGATGCGGGAGAACTGCCCTCCCGGTCCCAAATGGTTTTCAGTTTCCTTCAACGATTATGAGTTATTTATATGATATTAATTATTTTTTGTCAAGTAATTTTATGCTTCAACAATTCAGGAATTTCCTGACCTTGCTCTGTTAACAATCTAACTGCTTCTAAACGATACAATTCTTGACATTCTTTAAACCCGATAACATATCCTTGCTGAATTAAAGATTCTGCTTTATCTTTCAATATTGCTTGACAATTCACCTCTATGAGAGAATAACATTGAAGGTATCCTCGACGAAACATCCAAATTGCAAACATTCCAAATATGATCCAAACGATGATAATCATCCAAATTTCTAAAAACATTAATATCCACAACTCCATTCATCGATTGTAGTTTTTTCTTTAGTAATTTTAACTTTCACATCAACGCCGTACATATTTTCAAGAGTATCATTAGGAATAAAATTAATAAGTGTTGAGATAGCTACAATTCTTTCTTCTATCTCAACAACCCTTTCTTCGCCATACTTTTCTACTAACCCATCATATTCTTGGATTTTGTCATTATAATATGTATCTTCAAATCTGTTTTTATAAACATAGCTGCCTGGTTTAGAGAAGGGATTTTGACCATCATATGAATCTTCGTCTTTGTAATTATTTTTATCTATATCAGTAAAAAAACTTATTTCTGTCAAAGTAAAAGAACAAGCGTCCCCATCATTGAAACCTGGAATATATTGACACCACGAGATCATATATATTTCAGGAACTTCTTTGAGAAAGTTTGTCAAAGATTCTTCTAAAATCTTTCTGGATTTTTCATTTAATTCTTTTTGAAGCTGTTCAATTTCTTTTTTGGCATTTTCAATATCTTGTAAATTCATAATAATCTCCTTAATCTATAATTATTTCTTCTAAAGATATACTTCCGGGAAAAGTAGTTTTTGTTCTATTAATAAATTTTCCTTGTCCCTTCGCAAGCATCCAATCCTGCAATGGAAGATTACACAACCATTGTTCAATTGTAGGAATTGAACCAAGGTCTTCCATTACATGGTCCTCTCCAATATCTCTAACTGAGATTGCCTTGCCGTCAGAATTGACAATAGTTTGACCAAATACTTTCTCGACTAGAAAAATACCAAAAGAAGAGTGAAGAATTGCCCGATGCCTAACATCAGCAAAAGCAGATTTTGTGGAATCAAAAAAATCATGGATGGGCATGTAATCTTCAATTACTCCTCCATATCTTTTTACTGAATTTTTTGCATGAATGTAAGGTTTCATTATGTGTAAATCCTTATAATTTTAGAGAAACCTTCATCTAATGTTGGTTCTTCAAGTTTCATATTTGAAAGAACATATTCAGGAATTGTTTTTCCTGGACGATTAGAAAGACGTTTTTTATGATCGTCTTTGTCGCCACATTCAACTACATAACAAATTACATCATAACCCTTTAACAAAGAAAGCTTAGATTTCCTAGAATTTTTTGCAAGGTTTGTCTGATCCCAAATGAAAGGATATTTGTTTTCAATGAAAAATTTAACATCATCTTTCATTGCTTTTGTTGATATGTCTATTACAGATTTGAATACGGAATCATAGGTGCTGTTTAAATAAGAGGCAATTTTTTCAATTTTATCATCAGTAGATGCGAGCCACATTCCTGGCTCAAGATGATCTCTCCTAAATGTTGTTTTGCCTGATCCAGGCAATCCAACCAAAAAATAACAAACGGGTTTCATATTATAAACCTTTCTTTCAAATTCCACATGTTGAGGGCTTTTTTATACTCTCTATACGTAATTCCTAAATCAAAACTAACTAATATTAATCTTTGATCATCAATAAAATTTGCATCATCAAAACAAATCCAATCACTTTCTCCGTTTTCTTCCATCCATGTATTAATTGAGGTTAACCTACTTGGATGAATTCTGTCATTTGGAAATTCAGTTTTACCATTACTTTGATTGTATCCAAACAAATATTCTTTCAACAAACCGTGTTGAACTAACCCTTCATGAACAGAGGGGTTAGTTCTATTGTTGTGATATGTGTTGGTAACAATTTTTGCACCGCTCATTTCACACAAACTATTAAGACAAGCAATTGCAATATTGCTTGCGTATGAAAAATTTAAAGAACAATTAATATCAATAAAATACATGGGTGTTGGAATAACAGGGCCATCAATGTCCAAAAATATAATTTTCTGCATTATTTTTGTATTTCCTTTATTGCTGCAATCGCTTCACATTCAAATTGCTCTCCCATTAAACAATCCTCAGGTGATTTACTTTCACATATTAAACATTTATCAGAACTAGAAACTTTCGCTGAAAAACATATTGCCTTTGCAACTCTATTAATCTTTCTTTGATTCATTATATCTCACATTATCAAAAAACAATGATTTTACTTCATTAAAATTTTTATTGTTAGCACATTTTTTAATAATGTTCTCAATAATATAATTATTAATATCTTGTCTGGTAAATGTTTCATCCCAATATTTAAAAATAATAGAGGAAAATTTTGATATGTTGTTTTTCTTATCAGTAAAATTTTTTGATAATGCAAAGTCTTTTTTTGAAGAATGAGCAATAATCATTTTATTAATCAAAACATATATTAAATCAGCAGATAATAAAATACTATCAATCAAATCTGAAGAATAATTTAGAACTTTTTTTCGATCTTGTTCTGGCAAAACTGGCAAAAGGTCATCTAATTGTTTTTCTAAAATTAAAGACACGACATCTTTTTCGGAATCAAGCATTGATTTGACTTTGTGTATTTGCAAATACCAATCACATTTGATTTTATACATTTCACCTGAATCAAATTTTACAACAATACCTTCAACGTCTTCCATTGTTCTAATTTTATTAACAATGGATTGCATGGTGATATCTTCAAAATAATATACTCCAACCAAAGGTATGTCATAATATTCAGAATCTTGAACCAAAGTATCATATGATATATAATTTCCGCATGTGTTACCACGAATAGCAACAAGAATTAACTGATCTTCACCATAATCCAAAACAATGCGATTTTTTGATGAACACCATTCAAATATTGGTGTGTAATTAGCTTTAATCCATTCTCGACAAAATTCGTAGTAACCTGGATTGTTATCAAAGAATGTTTGAGCCTGTTGGGCAACATCAGTTGCTCCCATTTTTGTCATGAGAACAATTCTTTCTTTTTCGGTACACATATCAAATCCACAGGCAGACACCATCGACCCATCAATTTTATTCATAATAAAATGGGGTTGTGAAAAATCGATTGCATCAATCGAGCAATCTTGACGTTCATTTATATTAAAAAATTTATGATATCTGCGATTTATCAATTTTCCTGTTATAGAATCAAAAATCAAACCCCTGCATTCCCTTAAAAAAGGAAGAGATGGATGGTTTGATGGAAAGGTATCATTTCCCAAAACAACATAGTTAATAACAGTGTAATCACCCTTGTTAACCACAACAAATTCATCCCTTCCTTCGATGTGAGGGAGAATGTCTTCAATACATTTTATAGATGGGAACATGATTAATCCTTATTTGTTTGGTGCCACTTGCAATACACGAATGCCTTGATCTCTGATAGCGTCTACAACACCTTGCCTATCATCAAACCACAGGTCAGGTCTACCATGTTCTCGAATAATATCATTCAACAAATCAACTTTTGTAATATAATCTGGACGTGAATCGTTTTTCTTGCGCATGTATAAAATGCCTTGAAATATTTCTGATGCTGGTATATCTTCATTATAATCTTGCATGTCCAGATGCTGCATTAACCAGTCTTCTGTCTGTTTTCGGTGAGTATCGGTTCTGCCCGTGCAATATATAACATCATTGTAAATTCTGAGACTGTCATGTAAATCCACCATTTCTTCTATTGGTGTGTCTAGAACCATTTCGTCAAAAAACTTCATCCAATTTTTTGGTTTATTTTTAATGTGATGTAATCTATGCTCACAATTAGCTAATGTACCATCAATATCAAATACAACAATCATTATAATACCTCTTCAAATTGAACTGAATTCCAGGTTAAATTATTCTCTTCAACCCAAATATCAGTATTCCAACCGTGAATTTCCCAATCACTTACAGTAAAGATCTGATCAACAAAATTCGACGCTTGCTTTTTTTCTGGTTCATATCCGGCGTTAGGAAATGATAATTTAATCTTCATCCCAACTCTCAATTTATTAATATCTACAGACATATTATACCTCTAAAATTAATGGTTCGTAATTTTTAAACCAAGGGTTTTCATCAGGATAACCTCTCGGATGGCATATCACTCGAGTATCACCTATCATATAATCACTTTTATTATGCATATGTCCATGAATAATTAATTTAGGAGGTTTTTTCATGTCCAATATTATATTACTCAATTCTGTGGCAAAAAACATATTGCAATCATCACCAATGAACCGAGGTGCTATTGATTTATATGAAGGTGAATGATGCATAATTAAAACGTCTGCATCAGATTCGAATAACCATTTTTTATGTGCTTTATGAACTTTTTGATATGATTCAAGCGTCATTTTTCTTATATAAGAATTGTCTGCAAGATTTCTGGTATAATGCAACCAATCACCGTTATCTGTCATTTCAGTCCACAAAGTCGCGCCACGGATTTTCACATCATCAACTACAACTTCTTTTACATGTGTTTCAGCTTGATCCCAATCAATAGTTTGTCTACCGTAATAATCATGATTTCCATAAATGTAAAAAAGATTAGGGTGCAAAGAAAGAAAATAATCACGGGTCATATGTCCCCCGATGTCCCCTGCATGTGCATAAAAAACATCTTCTTGTTCTTCATAATCCCAGTTAGCATGTTCTAAGTGTGTGTCGCTTATAATTCCGAGTTTCATTTAACCTTTTTCTTAAATTTGTGAAATTTTTCACTAATGTGTATATAATCTTTATTAAACATATCGCTTATAATGTCAAACAAAAGATTTTGCTGACTGTATTTTACATTGATCATATGTTTAAATATTTGTTCCATTGAAGGTGATTCAGGTAATGTTTTCTCTACCGATTTGAGCCAAGAAATATCTTCCTTCGAAGTCGTCTTTCTTTCTCTATATTTTTTAAAAACTTCTATCTTTGTCGATAATATAGTTTTTTGTGTAGTACTCAAAGCAAGCCTCGCAGTCACATTCATAAGTCGGGCATTCGCAACAATTGACGCAGTTATTTAAGCCGTGGCAATTGTTGTCACAGATGGGATAAAGAGTGCCCATACAAACAGGACACTTCTCATATTTTCCTTTAAGAGGCGTGGGCATATTCCAATGCTTTGTTGACTGCGCTCAACTTTTTCTTGCGATTTTCACCATACCAAGAAGAAGTCATCCGAGTGTCATCCGAGTGTCCGAGCACATGGTCTGTAGCGTATGTCACAGCATTCAATGCCTGCCACCAAGTTCCCTCGCCAAATTCAGCACCTGGTTGTTTGAGTAACAGATCATGAACAATAGAAGCCGGGCGAGACATGTCATTCTTGGTTTCTTCATTTCTAGACTTCTTACCTAATACAGGAAAGATATCCTTAAAATATTGAACCACATCTGTTTCCTTATAAAACTTCGATGAAAGAAACGTTGCAGCCTCACGATATTCGGACAATCGATTTTGAGCAAGACCGAGAGCAGTCTTTGCCATTTCGGGATCAAATGCTTTGCGGTGATTAATCTTAACTGACATTTCTGTCTTTTCTTTCAAAGACAAGGTCAATGTGTTGTTACAAACAACACGAATTGGAGTGAATCGAATATCAATTGATTTACCATATTCATGGGGATTTGAAAACAACAGATAAGATTCAACAACGTCTTTGCCTTTAAACAAAGAGAATGAAGAGTTAACCTTCGCCAATGCCCAAACCATGTTGCCACCCTTTAATGAACCGGCGGTATTCATATCCATATCACCGGCCATAACAAACTCATTGAAAAAATTAAAGGCATCAATGTTTTGGACAGGATTCCAATCTTCTGAAATTTGAGTCAAAATCTTGTTATCTTTAGAACGAACAAGCGCAGAGCGTCCTGTAGGAATGTAATTTGCATTGTCTTTAATATAAGTAGGAACTTTATCAACAGTCCAATCAAGACCTGCCTTTTCCAACATTTGTTGTGGAGTTAAATCTCCTAATACAGGAACTCCCAAACCATGCCAAGGAACTTCATTTTTATTGTATGCCATTGTTTCTACAAGATGTGCCATTTCACTTTCTCCATTATTAATTCAATAAAAATACATTACATTATTATCAAAACAATGTCAAGCTGCTCTTTTAATAATTTCATCAAAAGAATCGACAACTACCAATTTTTCCCCTGAATTCTTGCGAGAGTTCACAAATGCAAAACATTCTTGCATATTAGAAGATTTATAGAAAACTTGCTGAAATACCAAATTTGCTGCTTGTTCTTTTTTTATAACTCGATAAATCATTAGACAACTCCTTTATTTAATCATGTTTTAACAAAATGATATGATGTTGTCAACTCATAGATAATACTACAACACGATCCAAACCAATTGCGATTTCACACACTTTGGTGTCATTTTCGGAATCAAAATCATTTCTAATAGAGCAGGAAGCAATTTCCTTCCATTGGTTATTATCTAACAACACCTCTATATCCAACGTTGAGTCTGAATATGAAGGAATTCTATCACTAATAACAACTCTATGTGTTCGGTTTGTAAATCTGGAGATTTCTTTACTAATATTTTCCACCAAAACTTTACGATAATCAGCTTTAGTTGAACCTGAATATATGCATTGAAATTCTAACTGATAAAATTCGTTGTATCTTAATTTTGCAGCAGTTGCACCATCTCCCAATTCTCTTCTAAAAGATTTTCCGCTCTGCCATACACACAAAGGAAGTTTTTTATTTAAAGATTTGGCATATTCATAACTTGATGCTGTTGTTTCAGCTCGAAGGCACAAAAATGAATTTGAGATTTCATGATTGGTGACAAAAACATCTTTATCATTATATTCTTTTGAAACATAATGAGAAGGAGTTAATAGAGGGCCCTCAACACGATAAAATTCCCATGCATTATTCAAATTTTTCAGTGTCTGTTTTAACACCAAAACAATTCTTTTTTGAAACATTTCCCGAAATTCAATTTCTTCTTCATTCCAAAAAGGGAGTTGACCTATATTTGAATATAAAGGTTTCACGTCAAACTCCTAAACGTTTCCAAAAATAATGATTTTGCAGCAACAGGGGGTAAACATTGAATTTTTACACCCAGACGAGGATAGGGTGAATTCACAATATTATAATCCATTAATTGTTCCATTTCATCTATTAAAATTCCTGTGTCTAATGCTTTTACTTCTTCGGGTTCCTCGAGAGAAAGTCCAAATTTTTCACATACACAATCCATTAATTTTCTTTCATAATCTTTATAATTTGTAAGAAAAGGTTTGATGGGTCGAGGTATGTCAACAAGATAGGCCTCAGTTGCATCATGCAACAAAGACCACAATTTATTTTTAGGTGAAGAGTGATCTGATATTATTACACTATGTTCAGATACACTAAAAAAAGTACTTGCATGACCACCGTATCTACATAAATTAGATAAAGCATGTGCTATATCTTCAATGTCTATTTCTTCTGGACGAGGGTCTAGAGGATAAAACTTTTTTCTTGTGTGGGTGATTAAAAAATCACCAAATCTTTCTTTATTCATTAAATATAAACGTCTTTATGCCTTTCTTTTTAGAAATTTCTATCATATGTTTAGTTCCTGTTCCCCCCGGAAATGCTAAAACAATATCAGGATTTCCTTCATCAAGCATCGTGATATTGCGTAATATTCCTGCCTTTTTGCCCAATTTCAAATCAGCATTATATGTCACACAAGAAACATTTCTTTTCTGTGCCCAAGATTTAGCAATGAAATCTGCTCCTTTGGCCCCACCTTGTATTATTTGTAAGTCAGGAAAGCGTATATGACATATATCTAATACATTTTCAACTCTTTTGACATTATCATAATTTCTTCCTCCTGTAACCAAAACGCGAATATTATGTGACATATATACAACACTTGTTATGTTCATTGAAAAGAAAACAAAAATACGACGAATACCACTGAATGTCAAGCATTATTCTTCTTGACATAAGAAACTATGGTGATTACAATACTGTGTAGTCGAAAAAATGGTATCGTGCTTCGCACTTGATCCAGATTAAAACAGAAAAAATCAGAAATTGTTTCAGGAACAGAAATTCAGAGTTTATCAGTAATGAATAGTCTTGTGTAAATTCTTGTATTAACCCAAATAAACAAATGTTGTTCCTTGTGAAATGATTTTCATATTATAAAAATCTCTTAAATAAGTGATAATTGAATATTCTGTTTTATATCTTGCCTTTGTTCTTACATAAAAACCATCATTAATCAAACTATCATAAACTTTACGTGTTAATGTATTTTCGGATGGTATTTGGTTTAAAGTTTTTCTTTTCAATTTCATATCAGTTACACTTAATTGTCTATGCATCACTTAATTCTCCATTAAAGATTAAATTAAAAAGAAAACTTATATAAAACTTCTTTTGGAAGAATCATTACAAACATCAATAAAATGCCGATCATGACAGGAATAATTTTAATAATTACAAAGGCTGTCCGATTGTTAACATCAACACATGATCCTAAAATCCACAAATAAAAACCTGAGAAAAAAATCAACCATTGAAGAATCATATACATATTTCCTTTTTGTTAAAATAATATTAGGTAAACTTATGAATTGTTACAAGAATTAAATAATGCATTATTTAATTCTCCATTGAAACCCAAATTTAGCAAATTCGGAATAAAAAAAGATTACAAGCAATCCAAAAGGTCCTGCTAAAGCTATCATTACACTCATTAAAATATCACTTATTCTATCTTCAACTGCAAGAGTAGGCCAATTTCTTTGATAATATGCATAAGATATGCCATATGCAAGAATTCCGTTATATACCCAAAAAATACTTGAAATCATTTTTTGTTCTTCTCTGTTGTGCAAAACCACAATGCTTCCGAATGGTTATTGAAAGTTGACGTTGAATATGTTCCGTTTTCTTTAAACACATTACCGCGATAAACAAGCCGACCTGTGACGGAATCTGTATAAAATGTAACATCTGTTCTGATCATTTTCTGTACCTCAAATTCATTTCTTGAATTTCATCAAATAATTCTCTTGCTTCTTTTTCAGAAATTTTACTACCACCACCTTTGATTCGTTCTATCATTGCATCAACATCATAGCCGCGGTCTGCCCGCAACTCAGGAGCAACCCCTCGATATGCTGCACAATCACCTACATTTTCATTAATTGAAAGGATGGTGTAGATGCATACAGGAATTTGGTCCGCAAAACCAAGACCAAAACTAGGCAAAAATGTTTTATGAGTAACAAGCATAACAAATCTCCTTATAGATTATAATTATCATAAAATCTAAATGTTGTCAACCTTTTCTTTTAATAATTCTTCTGTAGCTGTTATATGTTCAATTATGTCTTTAAATGAATTATGAATTATACATAACAAGTTCAGCGATTATAGCTTTTAAATAATCTTTTCCCTTTTTTGTTAAATTCATTTTGTTAATATCATATTTGCTGGAATTATATACTAATCCGTGTTCCAACAAGATTTTCCTTGCTGTTGACCCATTATGAAATTTAACATAAGTATTCATTACCGCTTCCTTCACTACTTCTCGATTAGAAATTTTTCCGAAGTTAGCATTAGCGTGTACAAAGTTTATTTCTTCATCAGTTATAATGTCTGCAGGAAGTAATTTTTTCTTGGCATTCCAACTTCACGTCGCATGTTGTTATTCCTCGATAATCATATAATTTTCAGGATTTGTTTTCAATTGTTGAATAACAGGTTCAAATGAATCGTGAGTATCATTTAATGACGCAAGAGACATGTTATCATCAAATTTGTGGTTTCCTGCACATCCAAACATATTAAATTTTGTTTTTAAATCGTAAGATAAAATTGAAAATGAACCATCATATCCAAAAGATCGAGGACTTATAAGCATTTCAATTTCTGTAGGAACTTTTTCAATCTCACACAAAACACCGAGGCAACAATATTCATCATTACTGCTTCGTAAAAAATTTGAACCTTTCTTATATTTGCCTGATTCTAATGCTTCAATCCAATGATTTAATGTTTCACGTTTCATGTTTTTAAACCTTTCAAAATTTCGTTATATTTTTCTTGGGAAATCATAGGCTCCCATTTTCGGATGTGTTGATCCGATAAGCGTTTAATAAAAATATAATTTGATTCCTCGATTGCCCATATTTCATCTGTCAAAGAATCGAGAATAAACATTCCTTCTGTTGAATCGATAAGAAGCACCGTATGAAGTTCATTTTTTTCTTTGTTATATACTACTGTAAGAGGTAGTCGATTTTTGGGTAATCCTGCTTCAACTAAAAGATTTCTTTTTGCAAGAGCAATATCTTCACAATCCCCTTTATTTTGGAAGGGAAAAGTCCAAAATTCCTCAACACCGAAAAGTTCTTTGTCTGAAATTTGTTCTATTAATGCATTCACATCGTTGTTAATTTCGTATATTGCTGAATGAGTATTTTGTTCAAGAACAATAGGGTCGGCGAGAGTATCATAATTCAAACATTCCCGTTTGTTATCATCACAAAATTGGATATAACCCACCGGAGGAAATATCACATTATTATATTCTTCACCTTTAACGATTGCAGGTGAAAATAAAAAACATGTTGCGAGAAGAATAGGTTTAAGCATAATAAAATCCCAATAAAATTAATAACAACAGAGCAGATACAATGGCCATTATTTTTGAAAAATATTCAAGCTTTAAGTGAAAACGTGAAGAGTTTCTAAACATCATCTTCATCCTTATACTCTCGTTTACCACCTCGATGAGGTTTGTTGCGCTTCTTATCTTCTTTGCGAAAATCGAAGTCGTCTTCATCATCAAAACGCTTCTTATTCGTTTGCATACCCATGATCTGTTCCTTTCATGTTTTGATCATTTTTAATTTATATGATAAAAATACCATATTGTCAACCATTCGCAAAGTTATTTATTTTCTTATTATTTGAACAATAGATTAAATTCTTCTTGACAATAATATCCCTTCTATTATAAACATTAAATTAATGACACTAAAAGATAAGTGATGAAGGAACTTAGATAATGACCAAATGGAAAGACATATCGATAGCGCCGAAAGACGGAAGTTGGATAATCGTCCCTAATGAATCTGTGGCAATGAAGTGGTTAAATTTGGAAGCAACAGATGAGTTTGAAGGATGCAGTTTGTGGATATGGGCTGACGAAACTTGTTGCGATATTGATCCTAACCCTCCACAACCAAGAGTATTCATGCTTTGGCCCACTTTCTCCGATACAATAGAAAATGAATGATGAAAGTCGCGCTGCAAGCAAACGATGAAATGGTTTTGGGGTATTCTGACGGATTTGATTTTGGCACACCGGAACCATCCGCCAATCGAACGGATAGCTATCGGCACGGATTTGCGAACGGTCGTGCTGACAGAACGAGGAAACCAAGGGCTACCTATGAGTGGTTAATTAAAGAGGCTGATCGATGCATACTTTTGGACGCCCACTATACAATAGAGGGAGATAAGTGATGAAGCCGAAAAATCAACTATCTGTGGTTTGTGGTTTTTGTCTCAATGAATCTCACAATCTTCCAAATATTAAATTTTTTGTTGAAAAACAAAATGTGATTTGCGCGGCTTGTATTGCCCACGCGGTAAATATTATGGCTGGTACTGCAGAAAAATTGCATTCATCCCATACAATAGAGGGAGATAAGTGATGCAAGACATAGGATTTGCAGTTCTTGGCTTAGTGTTGATTGATTACACAAATTGGAGAGGAGAACGCCTCAAACGGCTTATTTCACCGATGAATTTAACGTGGGGTGAAAGCAAATATCACAAAGGCATTCAATGGATTTTACTTGCGATGGACTGCGAAGATCGAAAAACTAAAGAGTTTGCAATGAAAGACATTCATTCCTGGGAACCGCAAAAATAAACACCATGACCAAAATATTTCTCAAAATTAAAACCCTTTCAAACGTGGCAAAGATTGTAGTTTTTTCGAACGTCATTCTAATGTTTTTTGGCGTTAGTGATGTGATCGACGGAGGGACAGATATTTCTGTACTTATAATGGTCTTTATATATTTAATTTTAAACATAATTGCAGCAGTGGAGACTCGGCTATGATCAAACAAACACACAGAGAGCTACTGGAAGAGGCCGTTGCAACGTTCAAAGAAATATCGATGCCAGGTCGAGGTCTTGAATTTAATTTTTCCGAAAAAGAACGGGCAGACTATTGGGCAGAAAGATGTATTCGATTCCAAGGCAAAGCCCGCACCACACTCGCCCGCATTCAAGATGCACTTAAGGAGGGATGACATATGAGTGAATTAGTGAAACGACTGCGAATTGCAGAAAAAGCGCGATTGATTAGAGGCTTGCACTCTAATCAAGAAATCTCACATGGTTGCTACACTGACGCCTCAAATAAAATTGAAGCCGATGCAGCCCGCATCCTCGAACTTGAGGGATTATTAAAACGCCAGCACGATATTATAGGGGCTCAATCAAATACTGTAGGTGAGCTTGAAGATGAAGTAGAGCGATTGCGGGAAGCTTTGCAGCCATTTTCTACTTGGTGGGATGAAGACACCCCAGAATACGTCGTTATGGATTTTAACGCTGTGACCAAGTGCCATAAAATAACCAACGGCGACTTACGCAACGCCGCAAAAATTATGGAGCAATCATAATGCAGGATTTTGATAACGCTATGAAAGTCGTTGGTGACGCGCTTCTCATAGCAAAAGACAGCAGCATCGATGTTAAATCTTTGATTGTCATTGAAGCATTTAAATCCCTTGGCTGGATTGCATCGTCAGAGCGTGAGTCTATACGGGCGGCGGCACTGCAGGAGGCAGCGGATAAATGCCTCACAAGATCGTTTCTATCAGACTGGCCGAGGGATTTATCTACCTTGGAAGATTGTCATGACGTCATCAAATCCCTCACCGCCATGCCACCTGAATATGTGGTTGTGAAGATGGATAGCGACCCAGTTCAAAACGAATTAATTGAGCGCCGTATTGAGGCGGAAAGCAAGATGATAGCTGAGTGGTTGGTCGCCCAAAGTGAGGTTGTGCCTCAATCCC